GATGTCGATACGAGGGCTACCTAATTGCCAAGCTACTCCTAGAGTATTTGATTCAATTCTAAATGCTAATTGTCTACCTCTAAGGCGTGTATAGACTTGACCATCAAATTGCTGGACGTTATAAACACTAACATTTTGGTAATTTTGAGAACTTTGTACTGCAGGATTATCTGCTGTTCCATAAGGTGTTCCAGAGTTAACTCTTGGGCGAATGGTCATAGTGACTTGTGGCTGGTTAACATTAGAGCCGTTAAAGTTAACGTCAGGCAATATACGCCAAACAAAACCGAAGTTGTGTCCATCACCAATATCAAAATCAGAAGACTGAACATAAGAATCTATAGGTAAAGGGGTTAATCCTGATACGTCATCTACACCATTTTCATGGTATAGAAGTTGTCCTACACCACCTGTAATAGTCATACTTTCAGATGCTACAGTTTGACTGTTATTAACCGTGTAAGTTCCTACAAACCCAGTACCAGTAATAAATGAAGTAACTACTGTTCCAGATTGAATTCCAGAGCCTACTAAAGTAGCATTAACAGTAATTTCCCCAGAAGACAAATTAGAAACAGTAAGAGTAGTGCCTGATATAGAACCAGTAAATGCTGCGCTAGGTTGATAAGAAGCAGCAACAGGATACTGTTGTAAACCAGTTCCAAGCCAGAAAGAACGGCTCATAGTGCCGTAATACCATACACGGTCTAAATAGTTGTAAATCACATATTTGTCTACTTGTGTTCCACCACTAGAATTGCTTACATAAAACCACCAAACTTCGTTATATCCTTCGTTTGCACCAGCAAATACTTGGTAGGCTTGATCGGTATTAATATCGTCAAAAATATACTGTCTTAATGAACAGGGTAGGGTTTCTACTCGTCCAGAATACATATAGAATTTTTCATTTCCCATCCAGTAAGTGACGTTGTTTACTGTAATCATGGCATTTGGGGACATGATAGAAATATTGTCCATCAATATTTGAAAACCCCATACATATGGCGTACCAAGATACTGCATTGAATAAATGGCAGAATCCGTCCAAATAAGAATCTCTTGACGGGTAGCTCTGGCTCCCATAATGAATGAGCCATTAGTTAGTGGAAATTCACCTGATTGATTTGTTACCGCAGGAACCCATTGATAAGCATTTTGCTGGTCTGACCAGCGGACTAACATTGAGTTAAATGTGCCACTTGTATAAGAGTTAGATCCAAATGCAATAACAAACTCTTGGATTGCTGAAGTAATGACTTGATATGTAGCTGATGGAACAGCTGACCCTGTATAGCTTGCATTGTTTGCCAAAGTAGTTAAAGATTGAGCACGGGTTCCTACGCCACTAGAATCTTGCCAATAGTATATTGGCCCACCACGAGGAGCAATAACAAGGTCTGCACCAAAGTTATCGTTAGACCATAACCTTAATTGATTAGCTATACCTGTGGTAGCACTTGTACCCCAGCCACGAGTGCCATATTGAGGATAAGCAATAACCGCAGATCCTCCTCCAGATCCTGTAGCAGTTGCTACAAATGAACTAGGAAGTGGAATACTGTAAGTGCTGGCAGTTAAAGTAGTAATGGCAAAGGTATTATTCAGCATAGGTGCTGGAATGCCATTAAATGTAGTAGCTCCTGAGAACGCTACATATTGGCCTGTTGCCGTAAATCCATGCGCTGGCTGGGAAACAATAACCGTTCCGCTATTACTTGTAGATGCAAATGGGTTAGTTCCAAGGGTAACTGGAATAGTAGGTGACCATTGACCAGCACCCCATCCTGTACCAGAAGTTTCTACATCTAAACCAATAGGGTATTCATATTGAACTACTACCGCAGATCCACCTCCAGTAGTTGTAGCATTGGCTGTAGATGTAGCTGTGATGGCATAAACAGTAGCACTACTAATAGATGTAACAGTATATTCACCAGATAAAGTTACACCAGCTACAGCTGTTGCACCAGAAATAATTAAATAATCACCTAAATTTGGGCTATAAGTTGTATCTGTAATTTTAAATATAGCTGAACCATTAGTAGATGCTATAGGACTAGCACCTAACGTAACAGTTTGATAGATAGGTGTTACATCGTTAAATGTTCCACCTTTTTCAATGTAATACTTTTTACTAGTTCCTAATCCAACATAGCTAGATCCAACACCAGAATCGCCATCTAACCATGCCCATATAGAACGGCAAATACCAATAAAAGTATTGGTAGATTGCTTTACCCAACCACCAATTTTTTCTGGAAATCCAGAACGAAAACGTACTTTATCCCCGTCATACCAACCACCCTCGTTTGAGTAATCAGTACCTTCTCGGTTAAGCCCTGGCCTAAATTGTAATTTTTGTAATGGCATTTAGATCATCCCAAGTGCTGTAGCTTTGACTTCAAGAATACGTCTTTCCCAGCCAACTCCAAAAGTATTCCAAGTTGGCAAGGTTTCTAAGAATTTTAATCGATCATCGCAGTATTCTGCAATCAAAGTTTTGAGTGAATCACCTTTAAATTGGCTTAAAGCAGCCATAGTAACACTACCAATACCACCATCAGGAGTAACACCAAGGCAATTTTGAAGAATTTTGATTCCTCTTCCGACCCCAGAATTGACAGCGCAATCAAAAACACAATAATCCAGTCCGTTGGGAAGTTCGTCAGCTCGTATAGCATCCCAATATTTCCTCTTGTAAAAAGGTGCGACATCAGAAGGGGTTAATGCTCTCATTTGTTTTTCATTAACTGGGTGTCCTACCCACATAGCCCAATTTGCTGCTGTAACGCCTAAATTAGTCATTCCCCCAGGATCAGATGGGTGGTTAACAAAATTTCCTTCATGCTCTAACAAAAGAAACAAACACTTTTCAAAGTTCATTTTGCTGGTGTTGAATCAAATAACATTTGGTCTTTAGCCCTAGATCCAGCAGAAGATCCAAAGTAAAAAGCAATAATTCCTGTCCAAGCTGTTCCTAGACTACCTAACATAATCATTAAGGGTGTGTTCGCAGTATCCGCAGGAGTAACCATAAGGTAAGCCAATATGCCAAAAAACCCAACGGTAACAAGCAGACTAAGCAAAGGAGGGATAATGCTTTGAGTAGTCGTTTGCATATCTCTAGCACTTTTACGATCCTCCACCGCTAGTTGTTCAAAATTTAAACCTAAAGCTTGGGTTTGTTCTTTAAAACGTATTTCTTCTTGTTGAACTGCTGCAATTTGATCTGCTGATAATTTGTTATCGTTAATCATGGACTGTACTTGGTCAGGTGCAACACCAAACAATTTAGATAAAGCTGTTACTGCAAGACCAGCAAGCGGACCACCTAAACAAGTGGCAATAGTAGGAGCAATTTGAGTAAGCCAGTTCATTTTTCGTTAATAATTGCTGTTGATGTTTCTCTGTCTAAAGTCAAAAATCCATAACAAACTACATTCCAATCTGTTCCACTTGGATCTATTTCACTTTGTGAAGGTACATTTAATTTAAAATTTTTAACCAAATACTCTTTATCATTTTCAAATACACGCCAAACATGGTCAATAGTACCTCGCCCTTCTTGACCACGGGACTTGTTAAACCGAATGCGGTATTTGTTCATATTACTTCTACTTGTGGTTTACAAATATTTTGCGTTGTTTGTGCTTGTGCTACTGCAATATTAAAATGTATAAACCGAATCGGTTTTTTAGATTCATTTTTTGTAAAAGAATGTGGCAACCAAGAGTTGGTAAACATTAATTGGCCTTCTTTTGGTACAAAATTAATCATATTACTTGCATGAGTAACGTCTTGTAAATTTCTTTCTGGTAAGTTTGTTATTACTTTGGCATCGTTTGGATGGTGAAAAATTACTCGACTTGAATCTTTTGGTACATTAAGAAAATAAAAACCAGAAATTACTGCGCCATTCCCATGAATATGTTTTTCCATTAAAGACATTTTATGGTGTTCTTGAGTCCACATTTCAGTAAAATAAGTTGTAAATCCATCCATTGCATAACCTTGACTATCCAAAATATTCCACGCTATCTGGGCTATAAAATTAGAAAATTCTTGCATTTCTAAATCAAAGTTAATCGATTCTGTCATATAGACTGGATAAATTGGATTTAATTCACATTGCTCTTTTCTTCTATCAATAAATTTTTTAGAAGTTTTTCTGGCTATATCTAAATATTCTGGCTTGTCCATCATAAATACTGGACAAGTAAAAAGAGGGATCGCTTCTAGTTGTGTTTGTTTTTTTTCCATTATGTCCAAGAATTCATAGTTGTATATGCGTTCATATTGGTAAATGCCAAATATGTTTGTTGAGTTTGTACAAATAAAGCATTTGCGGCATCTAACCCAATTGCTTCTGTATAAAGACCCGTTGTTGGATCTAATATAAAATATTGCTTATCTGTGTTTGGTTCTTGTTGGCTTAAATCAACAACAGTCCATACCACACCACCTTCTACTACTGTTTGAAGGTTAACAACAAACAGACTTGACTGTTGTGTTAGCCATGTTTGTTGATTAGCTAAAAGCATTGCATTAGCTTCTGGTTGTCCACCAATAGAACATAAATTTTCAGGTGGGGATTGTTGTTTATTTGGTGGAATTATTGGTCGTGAATCAATAGTTGCTTGTGAATCACAAATATATTCTGAATTAGGAACTATTGCATTAAAAATTTTATAAATTAACATTAGCTAATGCTCCCATATCTAGTTCCTGTTCCTGTCCAAGTAATGTATGTACCAGCACCACAAGTAGCTTTACCCCCGCTACCTCCACCATAACCACTTTGCCCTGACCCACCACTAGCTCCCCAATTTCCGCCATTCCCACCTGAAATAGGAGCAGCTACTCCACCTCCACCTCCGCTACCAGCCGAAGAATATGTACCAGCAGTACCATTTCCACCATTGGCTCCAGAATATGAAGTACCACCGCTACCACCGCTAGAATTAGACACATTACTACTTCTTCCACCACCGCCACCACCGCCAGCACCCCAGGTATAACAACTGTCTTGACCAATACCACCACCACCACCGCCACCGCCACCGCCAGCAATTGTTCCGACATTGTTAAACGTAACGGCAGATGTTACCTTTAAAGCTGTTCCAGCGCCAGCGCCAGCGCTTCCCCCAACTGGAGTTACACCACAACAAACAACGCAAGCATTTGTTCCACCGCCACCTCCACCACCCATACCTACAATAGTGCCATTGTTAGTTACAGTAACACCGCCTGGATATGAGCCTTGAATAGTCATGGCATTAGCGCTTGTGCTATTAGAAGAAATAATAACGCCACTATTAATATTTACTACTAATTTAGATGATCCATTCCATCCAGCGGAAACTGCACCAGCTCGCATACAGAAATTGGTTTGATTCGCAGAAACTGTATAAGTATATTGATTTGATTTTCCATAGAAATTAGTTGGCATAATAATTGTACCGCTAGGAACGCCAGCTAAAGTTCTAACAGCCGTACAATTTAAACTAATTTGAGTTGTACCATTGCCGCCATTTTCTATTTCAATAGATTGACCTGCAGTAGTTCCTGCAAGACTAATTGGTCCAGATGCGTTTAATGTCATTATGGTGTTCCATATGCAGTTACGTTAGCTAATGTAATTAAATTACCAGAAGAATCTAAAGATGCTACATTAGTCCCATTATAATTAAAATAAAGTTTTGTACCAGAAGGAGTTACATTCCAACCACCTGAGTTTGTAATAGCTGCTGCTGAAGTTGCTGTTGTAGCTGTTGTAGCTGTTCCTGCAGTAAAACTTGCAGCTGTTCCCGTTAAACCTGTTCCTGGACCAGTAAATTGAGTAGAGGCAGTAATTGTTGTTCCACCAATAGTAGTTGCCGTTAATGGACCTGTATCTGTAATAGATGTTGCAGTCAAAGTTCCATTAACATTGAAACTACCAGCCGTTCCAGTCATTGCAGAGTAAAAATTAGAGCCGTCAGTATAGACAGTAAGTACTACCCCACTTGGAATTGTGGCTAATGTGCCAGTTGGAGCACCAATTGTTATGGCATAACCACCAGAAGTATTATTTACTATTGTGTAAAGTTTATTTTGACCTTGCGGTGCAATAATTTTACGAATAGCTGAGTTAGTACCACCTACTACTAAAACAGCATTACGAGCTTCATCCGATGTTCCGTTATAGTTTGAAAGAGTATAGTCAGCATTACTCATGGTAATTGATTGAACGCCAGTAATAGCTTGCTCAAGCAATGTACCTAAATTATTGTTTGTGGTTGTTCCCCAAGTACCAGATTGATCTCCGTTACCGATAAGTTCTAGTTTTAAGCTAGTTGAGTATGTAGAAGACATAGTATTCCTTATTGACTATTATTTGTATTGGTCCAATTTGGCGTTTGAGTATCATCTAAACTAACCCAAGTAATTGTTTGATTGTCATTAATAATGAACCAACCACCACCAAGTGGTAAATCATTAATAGCAAAAGATTCATTTATTATAGAATTAAATGCAGCAATTGTTGTTGGTTTATCGGCTGGGTTTAAATTTTCTGTAATAGAACTTACAAAAGCTGCAATAACTGTTTTGTTATCAATAATTGATGAATTTTCTAAAACAGATACATTCCAACCACCAATTTGGGTATTTGCTATTGTGCTACCTTCAGATACAGAAACAGCAAATGTAGGTAAACCTAATGAATTATCTGTTAATGACGATATAGCTTCCAAAATAGTAACTGGAAATGATCCTGTTTGAGTAATTTTATCGCCAAAATTTGATATGTTTTCAATAATTGAAAATACAAAAGTACCAAATCCAGTAGGCAAATCAGACAATGTAGAATTTTCTGTAAGAGATACATTCCAACCACCAATTACAGAATCATTCAATGTATTTGACTCAGATATTATGCTAACAAAATTAGCAATAACTGAATTTATATCTGCAAAATTTGTAGGTTCAGAAATAGATCCAACAAAATTACCTACTCCCGCATTTACATCATTAGATGTTAAGTTTTCAGTAATTGATACAACTCCTGTATAAACAGGAAAATCTGACATTGCAGAAATAGCTTCAGTAATAGCAGTTATAAATGTTGCAATTACTATTTCACTATCTGTTTCAGCAATAATACTTTCTGATACTGATCCAGTATATACAGTACCTAATCCTGCATATGGAACACGAGAATAGGAATTTAATCCGTACATTATTTATTCCGCTTTAGTTCTTCTATTTCTTTGCGTAATTCTTTAATTGCTTCGACAAAATAAGGTGCATATCGTTCATATCGAATAGTTAAATATTTATCACTAATAGGCGCTGGAGCAACAATTTCAGGCATTTCTTTTTGAGTAGATTGTGCAGATAAACCAACTTCACGTTTAACTTCATAGCCAAGTGCTTGTGCAGTTTCATTGGCTTCATAATAAAAACCCTCCAAAGCGCAAACTTTGTCCAACGCATTTTCAATTTTACCAAGTTTGGTTTTTAAATTATCATCCGAATAATAAGCAGTTACGTTATTAGTAGCACGAATTTCACCACCAGTACCCGATGCCGCAGTACCTACACCTAAAGAAGAAATTTGAGTAGATCCAAGTGAACCTACAGAAGTTAAACTAGATGCAGTAACACCTGAAGCCAATGTAGCACCAGCTAAAGAACCAGCATTAAAACCACTACAATTTGTTAACGTACCAGAAGTAGGAGTACCTAAAACTGGAGTAACTAGAGTAGGGCTTGTACCAAATGATGTAAGACTTGATGCAGTTACGCCAGATGCTATAGTAGCACCAGCTAAAGAACCAGCATTGTATCCACCGCAATTAGTAAGCGTTCCTGAAGCAGGAGTACCTAATACACCGCCTTGGAAAACAGTAAAGCTTGTTAAATAATCAATCCAAACAGAAACAGTTCCAGAAAATGTAACTGCAGTATTAGAGTTGCTAGATTGAGAAACAGTAGTTCGAGTTAACAATGTCCCAGCACTTGTATAAGTGCCAAGACCTGTTTCCCAGTTAGTTCCATCTGTTGCAGCATAGTAAGTAGTATTAGCATTACCTACTACAGCAAATGACTGGTAGCCAGTTACTGTTCCGCTTAATGAAAAGCTTACAGTAGTATTGGCTGTACCAGTTTGTAATACTCGGTCATAAACTACTAAAGCCATAATTGGCTCCTAAATTAAGACGTTGCCGTGGTCGTGTAAGTAACCGCTAATGAATCACCGTTAGCTACAATTTTGCTACCACCAGTAAAGTTACCAGCAGAATACAAAATACCAGTAGTACCAGAATCTTTGGTAGCAGAAGCACTTGCACCAGAGTTAATAAAGCATCCAAATACAGTACCAGAGCTAGTCATTGAAAATGTCAATGCAGAAGCTGTTTTGGTAGCAATATTAGTTGGTGTTGTTCCACCATTGGTTGCAGCTGACCAGGATGGTGATTGGCGATTACCTGAGTAAGCTGGAGCATTAGTTCCACCAACTTCAATCCAACCAGTATGGGCCGTCATTGTATCTGAGGCTGCATAAACAGCAGTTGCAGATGCACTACCTACTAAACCAAGGTAGTTAGCACCAGCAGATGTACCACCACCAGTACCAGTTGCGCCAAAATAATAATCAAACAGAGCTTGTTTGCCAACACCTGTAACTAAGTTAGGAGCAATATCTTCCCATTTTAAATCACCATTTTTGTCAAAACATTTAACATAATAATGACCTTGAATCCCTAAAGATTCTTGACCATCGCTTGCACGGGTAACAGAAGCAATGCTGCTGTCACCAAAGTTTGATAATTCTTTGCTCATAAAAACTCCTTAACTAATAGTAAGAACAGCTGTTGTTGATGTTGCTGTTGGGAAAGTAACGGTAAAATTTGATGTACAAGTAATATCGTTACCAAAATTTAAAACAAAAATAGATGCGTTTGTGGAACTATTGTAAATTAATGCTCCCCTGGCAGTAAAACTAACTCCTGACCAGACTGCATTATTAAACGATATCCAACCAATGTTATTAAGAGTATCTCCAGTTGGAGGATTAGAAATAGTTAAAGCTTTTCCTCCTGCTGTATATCCTGACGATACAACTTCATTGCTACTAGTGTAGGCTGTAGTTGAGTTATTTAAACTAGCTAACCCAGTATACAAAGCAATTTTGTATGTATATGGAGAAGTTAAAGTAAAGTTTTCTACTCCACTAAGCAAATTGGTTTTGAAGGTAGTTGTTTGGCATTGAATAATAGACATTAAGAACGCCTTCCGCTAACATCCAGCTTAGTTTGACCATCTCTATAAGCATCACCACGCTCAAGTCCATCACCAAGACGTTTAGCCATTTCAAGTGCTTCTGTGTATTTATCTTCGTAATATTTCACTAAATCTTGTTCACCCTTCATAAAGAGCATAGCTTCACGCATAGCTCCATAAAGTAGTACTGGATCAAAGTTATCACCAAGCCAGCTATGTCCATCCGTATTATTAACTGTAGCTACAGTAATTGCGAATCCAGATCCTGATCCACCAATATAAGTATTAGATACTGATAATATATCGTTAACAACATAAAATTGACCACCACTATTTATCGTTACACCAGTAACAGATTGACCAGAAATAGTAAATGTCGCAGTTGCACCAGATCCTGATCCACCATTTAAAGGTACGTTTTCGTATGTACCATTGGTATATAAAGATCCTGGAGTGTAAGAAACATTAAAAGTGGAAATAATACCTTGCACAATTGATGGTGGATAAAAGAAATAATGTAATTCAGTTGTATAGCTTGAATCTGGTGTTGGTCCAAGTATGCAAGATAATTCATTTGGATAGCTGTATTGAGGTCCAAAAAGAGCATAGTATCTAGGAAGTCCATAATAAGCCGATCCAGCATTTGGATAAGCTTCACGGATAAAATTGACATCTTTATTAAGTAAATAACTGTAATTACCAGATGTATCTACTACAGCAATAGAATAGTTTGATAACCAATCATTTGGCAAAGATAAATATTTATTTCCAGATGTAAGTGTTCCAGTTACATTTTTACGCAATGACGGAAATTGAACAGTATTAAAAATACGTTCTTCCGCTTGTTGAACAAATGTAGGGATATTAGCAACAAATAACGCTTCCGTATTTTCAGAATAGTCTTGTATTGCTTGAAAAAGTTGGACGTAATTAATTTAAACCACCCTAACTAAAGTAAACTTATTAGCTACTTTACCTTTTCTTTTAATTGCTTCCGTAATAGTCGATTTAGCAAAACCAAGATATTCAGAAGCAAACTTTTGATTCAAAAATGATACTCCAAGTTCTTTGCAAAATACAGGCTTCCATTTAGCTCTTGCTGTTTTTTCTACTTCTTCTTTAGGGTGCTTTCTACCAATCTGCGCTTGTATCCATTTGTTGCGAATAAAAGGATCTTTTAAAAGGTTTTGCATAGTAGCACTTTGTTTTTTAACAGTTTCTTGCGTAGGTTTGTATCCTCTAAGACCACAACCGCCTTTGGTCATATTATATATGGGGATAAACTCTTCAACTAATAGTTTTTCTGCGTCATTAAGTTCATCTTTACCAAATGCAATAAATAACTCTTTAAATTCAAAACTTTTAAAACCATGATGTTGCATAGCTAAAGCAAACTTAGTTTTATATTTACCAATAGAAGCTTTATGATTAGTTACCCGCCTTGTTAATTTTTTACAAGTCTGACCAATATACTGTTCCCCAGTAATCTTGTTAGTAGAAAGATAAATAACCCCAAATCGTTGCATATTAGGCCATTGGTCCTCTAGCTTTAATGCCACGCTCGGCAGCACCAGTACCACGAATAACAATACCTTCAGTTTTTTCTCTGCCAATACCATATGCTACGCCATTAGATAATGGATCTGTAATGCTGGCATCTTTAACAGATTTAGTTCTGCTATATTCACCAGATTTCATTGGAGCTTCAGCAGCAGCAACGCTTGTGCCATTTTTAGCATATTTTACAGCTGGACCATTATCACGAGCATGACCTGTAATCATTGGAGAACTATTTTTAGTAGTAGGTTTAGGGTATTTCATATTAACGACCTCTTTGGTTATTAGCACGAGCCACATTACGGCCTACAGCTCTCATTGATTTGCCAGTTACTCCGCCTTTTTTAAGAGTAATTTTTGTACCTTTACCGCCTTTGTGCTCTTGAGAATCATGTTCTTTAAAAGCTTTTTTAATCATAGCAACGTCTTGTTTTTTATCCATTGCCATTTCTTTTTTTGATTCTGATTTAGATTCTTTTTCCATCTTTGCCATTTTTAGCTCCTAAGTTACTGATACTGTTACTGAGTTAATGTTCCCAACAGCAACTAAGCTATTAGGTGTTAATTTACGGTCAAAACCACTTGAACCACCAACTGGATACCAACCCCATTGAATCTGTCTACTACCATCAGTAGGATAACCATTTTGGGCTGTGGTATTTGCATTTCCATTTACAGTCTGCAAACCAGTTTGTCCAGCACCATAATAACTAGTATCAGGTCTTGGCTCCCTTACCGCTTGGGGGTCATTGACAGGATACATACCCAATTGTAATTGAGGTTGGTCTGGTTCCCAACACTCTGGACATACTTTAATGCTAACTTGTTTAGTCTTAATTGTTAACTTTTTTAACTGAACAAGTTTGTATCTTTGACCACAGCGGTCACATTCGGCAATTGCATGTTTACCAGAAGCAAAATTTGACGGCATTACTTACCTCGAATAGAACAAGTTTCGAGGAACCCAGCGAACTGGGGCTGTTTCTCGGTCTTCTTGCGCTGCAAGATTAAACTGGTCTTCATAGTCTTGTTTTAAGAACATGACCCGTTGTGGGTCAATTCCTTGCAATTTAATGCATAGGAAGTAGGCTAAACCAGCTGCCATGCAGTTAATAAAGCGGAATGGAACATCCTGTATGTTTACACCATTGCCAGCATCCTGGACTCTTCTCATGCGCCAGTAGACCAAAGTATATGGTCCACCGCCTGAGTCTGGAGTAGGCCAGATGTTTACACAGGGTAAATACTGAGCAATTGCTGTAGCTCCAATAGCATGACTAGTTGCTGTTGTACCGTTTTGACCACGCCAGCAGTTTTGTAATTGAGTACCAACAATGTTGGTATAAGCAATAACTTCGTTATCTAACTGAATAAAACCAGTAGAACGTAATCCAGTTAGGGTTCCTGCAGGAGATCCAAGAGTAATCGTGGTATCTGTAGAGCTAATTGCGCTACCAGTTACAGTATAAGTAGTGACATCAGCGTTACCAGACTGGCGATTGTAATAGACTTGTACAGGTCTTCCTGTTGTAAGTTTATTAGGAATGGTAGCGTAAGTGGACTCAGAAATACGGCTAAGATTAATATCTGTTTGATTCGATGTACTAGCATTACTGGTTCTGGTTTCTAAGTCTAAGATGTCAATTGTATCGTTTGGAACGGCATAAATGCCTTGGTTAGTCACCAATGGAATAGAACATTCTTCTACTGTCCATAGATTAATACCACGGTTAGCCCACTCAATGCTCATTAAATTGAGTGATCTACGGGCTGTCCTTAAATCATATCCAGAACGTAATTGTGAACCGCAACGCTCATACGCTTCCTCGACTAGCTCGGAAAGGTCTAAGTTAAATACGGTTGTACCAGAGGTATACGCCATTATTTTTTCTTTGCTCTAGTAGTAGCTTTTTGTACAGTTGGTTTTTTGCGAACAGTTTTAGGAACAGGAAAATTAGCTACTTTCTTAGTTTTAAAAAATTTAGAAAACCAAGATAATAGTTTCATTTTTTCAAACCTTTAAGTGTCTCAGCTAATCTAGCACGTTGCCCTACTTTACCTGGCTTTTTGGCAGCAGCAGCTAACTTTTTAGCTGGTATCTTTTTGCCTTGAGGTACGCCAAGTTCTTTGTGCAATGCACCAGGCTTTTTAATGGCTTTTTGGATCCATTTTTCAGCCATGATTATTTGTCCTCTGAAACTTCAGCAGGAGCTTCAGCTACTAAAGCTTCTTCAGCAGGAGCTACTTCAACAGGCTCTTCAACTACTGTTACTGGCTCTTCAACAACAGGAGCTACAGGAGCTTCTACAGGCGTAGTTGCAACTACATGAGCTTCTAAAGTACTAACAATGTGAGCTAATTCTGGGCTAGATGCTCCAAAAGCTTGTTCCAATTGTTGAGATCTTGCTCTAACTGCATCAAGAATTTCAACTGCGTATTCTTCTAAAGTGGTAAATAAACTCATTTTTTCTTCCTTGTTTTTGCGGATTTAGTAAATGCTTCTTCAGTTGGCGCACCTTTACTATTAGGTTTACGCATTTTCTCACCAGAGCCAGCTGCAATACGAGCTTGCTTTTTATGAATGTTTTCGTATAAACCACCTTTGGCAAACATATCTGAAGCTGTTAATTTGCCAGGTTGTTTAAGCATTTTTTTGACAATAGGAGCCATACTCCCAGGAACTTTAGATACTTGGATTGGTCCAGCGTGTCTAATAGTTCCACCTTTGGCGTATAAATCTACGTCATTAGGGTTATCTGTTCTATGAATAACCCTTTTCTTAGGCATTTTGGAAGGGGCTATATCACCCATTCCACGGCTGGCTCTCATTATTTAACGTACTTTCCACCACACATTTTTTCAACCATATCCATATGGTGTGTATGACCAGCAGCGTGTTTTTTAAACTCATGCTTATGGTGTTTATGAGTGTCAGTCTCATGTTCAGCGATAAACTCATCGTGACGTTCCATATCTGGACCCATGCGTGGTTCCATTGATTCTTTAACTAATTTATTCATTTTAATGCTCCTTATGCTCTAGTTTTACCACGAATTGCACAGCCGTCTGCACGGGCTGAAGCTGAAGAACGAATAACACCACCCTTTTTCTTGCCTTGTGGTGCTGGTTTTATTCCGCCCATATTATCTGGTGCTGGTTTTATTCCGCCCATATTATCTGGTGCTGGTTTTAGCCCACCCATATTATCAGAATCTGAGGTTTTAGCATTTGGTGGAGTTTTGCTCCATTCCTTATAAATGGGGTTTCCACCCGCGCTCATTTTTCTAACTTTACCGCCACGCTTCATTCCTGTAGGTGCAGCAGGTGTAGTTACATCACCCGTAGGATTTACTTGAGGAATATTTTGTTCAGTTGTACCAAACATTTTGTAGTCTCGTTCTGCTTCTTGACGAATACCACGTTCTTTATTAGCCTTGTAATAGGCCTCACGTTTGGCTTTTTCTTTACCAGTTTCTTTGTATGGCATTATGCCCTCGTCTTTCCACGTTGCGCTATACCATCTGCTCGCGCAGATGCTGATTTAATTTTACCGCCTTTAGCCTTATTTAATGGTTTAAAACGACTACCCATCATGCCTTTTTCAAGATCTCCGCCATCACCACCTATACCGCCAACTCTGGTATTTCCAGAATAGTTTTTGGTATAAGCATTTTTAGCTTCATTAATTGCTTTACCTTCATTGACTGACTTTTCAAGAAAATCAGCAAACTGTTTGGCCTTTTCTGGATTTGCAGTAGGATCGTTAGACATACCCCGCTGCATTCTTTCTAAGAAAGATTTTCCATCCCCAGTTTTTGAGGTAGGATCAACAGGATTTACTGGATTAGCCACGCGTAAAGCCTTTAGTAGCACAACCATCAGCGCGCTTGGATGCAGAAGTTCTGCCACCAGATGCCATTTTCTTAATAGCTCCACCTTTTTTAACGCCTAATTCAAAGTCTTTACCGCCAGTACGTTGACCTTTAGCATTGAACTTAGAAAGTGGATCAGGAAGACTAATCTTCATTGAAGGCATATCAGCTTTAGATTTAGTAGCTGTTGTATTGCCACCAGCTTCTTTAAATGATTTAGGTAATGAACCTACACCAATAGATTTTTTGGCTTCTGATACAGCAGAACGCATCTTAACATCAGGATTAATGGTGTCATCACCAGTAATTCTTGGAGTAACTTTAGTTTTAACTACAGTACGTTCTACTGCTTTAGGAGCAGATGCTGTAGGAGTCGGATTTGGTTCACGATCCATAGACATATCTTCAGCTGCGGGTTTTGTAAGATCATTACCTTGTGCATCAATCATGCCCATGCGATATTTAACGATTGGATCATCACCTGTATAACCACCATCATCATAGCGTTTAGTCTTTTTCATATTGTGCGTCCTTTCATTTTAGGCATCATTGCACGAGTTTTACCTCGTTCTGCAATTCCATCACCGTGTGGCTTATGGCCTCCAGAAGTTTTTACAGTACCCATCTTAGAAGCTTTAATAGTGCCGCCTTCAGCATATTTTTTAGTCCAAGATTTCATGTTTTTTTCAGATTCAATTTTTTCTTTAGAACCAGAATCACCTAAGTTAGAACCTTTAGTATGACCGCGTTTTTGAACGGCTGATTCACCAAACTTAGTTAGTTTGTTTGAACCTTTTTCTACATCATATTTCATAGATTTAGGATCAGCTGAACCACCTTTAGCCATTTTTTTCATTGCACATCCACCTTTTTTCATTCCTGGCATACCACCCATTGGGGCTGCTGCTGGAGGAGCCATCATTGGAGCTGCTTGAACTGGGGCTGGTGTGCGTAATGCACGAGCAGCCATCATTGCCATTGCTGGATTAACTGATTTTTTCTTAATTGCCATCGCATCACCACCTTTTCTAAATGTTTTGCCTTTATCGGCTTTTGCAAAATCTTTGCCCACGGATTGTGGGATACCTACCTTCTTAGCAAAAGCCTTATTGTGGGCTACTGCTTCCATTAAATTATGCTGCGATTTTGATTTACTTGGCATTATTTAAACCATCTATCCAAAATCCAAACACAAATACCACCAGATAAACCTGCAAGAACTGTAAATACACTATGCAAAGTTTTTTTACTAGCACCTTGTTCACTAATCATTCTTTGAATATCTACAAGTGATTTCTTTACTTCTTCCATATTACGAACAAGTTTATCCATATCTGCCTGTAAATGGTCAATTTCACTTGCATGAGTTGCTAACTCTCTTGCCGTTTCAATTGGATTAATATTGTTCATTAACATTTCCATTTTTTTAAACTTTTGTTTATTCTGCTGTCAGGATCTTTGGCTGTTTTTTCAGATGTTAACTTTGATTTCATACCTTCCATTCGAGCACAGAATGATTTTTTCCTAGAGCCACCCTCTGGTTGAGGGGGCTTTAGATTCATTCCTTGCTTTTTAGCAGAAGCTCTCCCTTTGGCATTTAAACCGCCAGTAGGACTTTTGCCTTCTTTGCGTTGCCAAGCAGGAGTTTTAGCCATGTTATGCCATCGCTTCCTGACAAACTACGTTAACCTGAGTTACTGTAGATGTAGAAGTAGTAACAGCTACTGTTAGAATATCAGCTACGTTACCTTTAATGTTTGTTAATACAGGGAAGAAGCTTGATAGATCTATTTGTTGCAATGCATTATTAGGTGTAGAGAATGAATAAACAACCTCACCACCAGTAACGCCAGTACTAGATAAATCTACTTCGGCAAATGAGTTATATGAACCCAATGTATTAAGAGCTTTAAAGTTTGCGGCTTGTAATGATGTCTGGTTAGTTGGAGTACTTGCAATTAATTCAACCAAAGCTGTAGCACTTGTATTAATTAGCAAAGTTTGTGGCAACAACTGACCACGATCAATTAAACCAATTTGATACGCACCACTAGCTGTTGGAGAATTCATTAATGGCAAGCCAGTAATAATGTCTTGGAATGTTAAGACGTTTACTGTATTGCTTGTAATCCTTGCTGTGTAAGGAGAACTTACAGTTACGCTACCAGCAGTAAATGTTCCAGGAGTTACGTTAGCAAAATAAATTATCGCTCCAGTAGTTGTTGTACTTACTGATACGTTATAAGTACCGTTATAAGCAGTACTTCCAGCATTAGCAATAGTAATGACGTTACCAGTTAGCAAGTTATGAGCTGCTGCAAATCCTAAAACTACTGGGAATTGAGTAATACCGCCAATAACTGTTGCAGATCCTGGAACAGCAGTACTTAATGCTGGCAAAGCAGCTTGGTAGTAAATTGATTTACCAACAAATTGATTAACACCCCAATAAGTTGCTGTAGGGTTTGTAGTTGCTGTTACACCAGTTAATAACTGGATTGGCAGAATCATTGTTGTTGTTGTTGGCACAGATTGAATCAAATAAGTGCCAGCTGCATAAGTCGTTGTTGCAGTCAAAGTAGCAGCAAAAGTAGTTTGTGCAGAACTTACTGTATATGTACCAACACCGCCTGGAGCATAAGATGTAACTGTGCCAGATACTTGAGCTGTAAATGCTTGGCTAATGGTAATAGATGCACCATTTACACCAGTAATGAATGATCCAGCAGGAATGCCTGTACCAGCGATTAACTGACCTACTGCAAATGATGTACCAGCTGCCAAAGTAACTACGCTTGAACCAGCTGCACCGCCACTTGAATAAGCCTGTGAACCAACGGCAGATCCAGTAGAAGTTAATTGATTAACAATGGTAGGAGTACCAACAATACCTGTTCCAGATAATGTTTGATTAGCTTGGAAAGCACCTGAAGTTACTGTAGTAACTGTTAAAGTAGTTCCAGAAAAACTAAAACCACCAGATGCTGATGTTCCAACTTCAGTAAATGAACTTAATGTAATGTATTGAGAAGCATTATTAGCATTAGCAGGGTTAGTTACTGCATAACCATGAGCACCGCCAAAAGTAAATAATGCTTGACCGTTATTAGATTGTCCAACTACTGAAGAAATAGTTGTACCTCCAACCGTACCTAAGTTACCAATAGTTAAGGTGGTATTAGTTCCTGCGGTAATCGCTGAGTTTGTGTTATCAAATTGATCGGTACCAACGGTTCTCATACGGAAAGACATCATTGGATAACGAATCGCAGATGCTGGAACTGTACGAGATTGTTGAGCAGCATAGTTACCATATGAATAGGTAAATCCACGTTGTTTATCAATACCACCTTCAATTAATACTGAAACACCATAGTGGGTCATTACTGAAAGGCCAGTAGAACCATTATCACGTTGCTCATAGCGAGCTGGCAAGTTACCAGTACGGCTCCAAGGTTTAACTTGAGATACGCCATTTACTGTACCGTTACCAGTACCAACTTGATGAACTACCCAAGGTTCGCCATTAATAACCACACCAAAGCGCAGAGCACCAGCTCCATACCAAGCGTATTCCATCCAAATCATTTGAACTTTAGTCCAATCAAGTGATTTGATAATGGCTTGATTACCGTTCCAAGCGCCCATTGGGAATACTTGATCTGTTGGCAAACCACCAGAATCTGAACGGATTACACAATACATTGCATAAGGATTGTCTGGTGTAGGCGTTCCTTGTTGCATAAAGAAAATACCGTTGGAATCATCAAAGATACCAACACGCTGAAACTGACCATTTAACGATGTACCAAAGTTGACGTTAGAAGCCATGTACATTGTTTTGCCAGGCTGATAACGATGATATGGACGTGATTGACGAACAGTAATATCACCAGGTACGTTACCGCCACCAATAGTCATAGTGACACCACCTAGACCTGGATTTTGAACAATAGAAGCCTGTCCTGATACGTTAGCAATAAAGTTTTCCCAACGCAAAGGCTGAACACCGTACTCAAAGTCGGCATCATAAATATTTTGTGATTGTGAAACTTTAAGCTTACCTACAACGTCACGAAGTCGTTGAGGTGCTATAAATTGAGCTGCACCATCAATACCAGTTAAAGGTGTGCTTGGAGTTTGAACTCCCATTGCACCCGTTTGGTTATTGGGCGAGAAAAAGTTTAATAGATTCCATCCGCCTGACATAATTTCTCCTTAAATTTTAAAAAGGGGGGCAAATACCCCCCATCGGATCATTAGTCAAAGTTACCATAAGGGTACGTTGTTCCGTTACCAATATTTGCATCGGCTTGTGTGTATCTAACGATAAAGTTAAATTGACCAGCCGTTGGTGCTGCTGTAGCTGTTCCTGCAATAGCAATCGTAAAGACTACTTGTGAGAAAAAACTAGGTTGTTGACCGCTTTGTGGATTCTGAATATCAGATGTTGTAGCAGTTAAAGAATTTAACTGAGCAGCAGTATAAGCAGTTGTTAAACGACCAGCAGTACCATAAGTTGTTGTACCAATTGCTGCAGTAGCATATGTTGCTCCAGCGGAAGAAGTAGTAAATTGATTACCACAATAAATATTAACAGCAGTAGTAGTGGTTGTAGCAGCTGTAATGGCAGTTGGCATGTCAACAATAATGTCTTGAATTGCACTATTAATTGGCAAATACATAACAACACCACGATATACAGCAGTACCTGAGTCAACTGTTGGAGTTACAACTGTTGGTCCAGTTGAACTAAATGCTGAACTTGGTGTATACAATACGCCAGCTTGGTTAGGGATACCATTGCCCCAAGCAAAAATACCAGAGCCACCAGGATATCCAGCAGCACTAGGAGTAGTTTTTGCAAAATCAACATAACAGTTTTGAACCAATCCTGCGTAACCTACATCACGCAATGGACCAAAACGATTATCACCAGCTAGAACTGGACCTTCAAATGTGCTACGTCCCATAATGGACTCCTTATGCAAAAGTACTCATAACGGATCTTTGCATCGTCTGCTGGGGCAGTAGTGTTATGAGCGAATTCCCAGATAACATATTTATACACCAAATTTACGTTGTCCACAATAATTTTAAAAAATACTTTTACTTTTTTTTGAAAGAGTATAGAATCGCAAAATGAAGAAAAAAATGAGTATATCCGTACCCCCACACATTATTAATAAATTTGACAAAGCTTTGCAATGCTTCAGTTCTGGTAAGGCTCAAGAGGCAGTTAACATTTGCCAAGAAATTATTAAAATAGTTCCAAAACATGCAGATGCATATCATCTTATTGGAGTAATTTTAAGTAATTCTGGTCAGTTTGTTAATGCTATGGAGTTTTATAACAAGTCTATAGAATTTTTTCCAGCTAATCACATGGCATTTTGTAATAGAGGAAATGCCTATCACCAACTTAAACAGCCAGAATTAGCATTAGAAGATTTAACTCAATCTATAAAACTAAAACCTGATTATGCAGAAGCTTATTACAACAGGGGAATAGTAGTAGGTGCGCTTCATAAGACTGAAGAAGAAATAGAAATGTACAATTTAGCTCTTAAATACAAGCCTAATTTTCCAGAGGCCTATAACAATAAAGGTATTGCGCTGCAAAAACTTCATAGAATGGAAGAAACATTAGCCAATTATGATGCTGGAATAGCCCAAAATCCGCAGTTTATTGAGGCTTTTTACAATAATCGTGGACTTGTTTTACAAAATTTAGGTCGTATAGATGAAGCTTTAGTTGATTACAACAAAGCAATTGAGATCAAACCTAACCTTGAAGATTGTCGTTTTAATCGTTCTATGTGTCTTTTACTTAAAGGTCAATACGATACTGCTTGGAAAGAACACGAATGGAGATGGAATAGAGCTTCATATCCTAGAAAAGAATTTGCAGGAAAGCCTTGGTTAGGAGAAGAAGATCTTACTAATCAAGTATTGTTTATTTATGGAGAACAAGGTCTTGGTGATATGTTGCAATTTTGCCGTTATGTAAAATTGGCAAAAGAACGTGGTGCAATTGTATTGTTGGGAGTAGAAAATCCATTAGCTCGTATTTGCACATCATTAGAAGGTGTAGATGGAATTATTACTCCAAATGTACAGTTACCACATATTGATTACCATATTCCTATTATTAGCCTTCCTTTAGCATTTGGAACTGATAGTTTAGATAAAATCCCAAATAAACCCTATTTATCTGCAAGCCCAGAATCTATAGCTTATTTTGCTAAAAGATTGGGAAAAAAAACTAAAAAAAGAGTGGGTATTGTTTGGTCTGGTGGATATAGGCCAGATCAACCAGAAGTTTGGGCTGTTAATGAAAGGCGCAATATAGCTCTTGAAAAATTAGTTTGTTTACAGCATCCTGATATTCAATTTATTAGTCTCCAGTTAGGAGAGCCAGCAGTAACAGAGTTAGCTAATTCTAAAGATTGGGATTCTTTAATTAATTTAACCCATGAATTAAAAGACTTTGAAGATACCGCTGGTTTAATTGCAAACCTTGATTTAGTTATTGCAGTAGATACATCTACCGCCCATATAGCTGGCGCAATAGGAAAACCAGTATGGTTAATGAACCGTTTTGATACTTGTTGGCGTTGGTTAATGGATCGTTCAGATAGTCCTTGGTATCCAAGCTTTACTATTTACAGACAACCTAAATTGGGTGACTGGGATAGCGTAATAGAATCCATCAAAAATGATTTACATAAGGACTTAAAATGAAATTTTACGAAGATGTACGGCATATGCTTGGAGAAAGAGCCGCTGGATTTGATGCGGCTTTTAATTATCTTAAAAATATTAAAGATCCTTTGATCATAGAAACTGGTTGTGCTAGAGAAGAAAACAATTACCTTGGTGATGGTCAAAGTAGTTTGTTATTTGATCAATATATATCAGAATATGGTGGGCATTTTATGACTGTAGATATTTCTGATATTAGCGTTAACTATTGCAAAAGCAAAATGATTAGTAAAAATAGTTTAGTTATTAAAAATGACAGCATACTATTTTTAAAAAAACTAAATGAAAAGCTTTTAGCAGATGGTAAAAAAATAGATTTTCTTTACTTAGATAGTTTTGATGCCCCTAGAGATCAACCAGATGTGGTTTTTAGAAGTGCTTTGCATCATATGTATGAGTTGGCTACTATCTTGCCATCTCTCAATCCTGGAGCTTTAATTGGCGTTGATGATAACTGGGTGCAAGACTATAGACGAGCTGGAAAAGGATGCATTATTGCTGATTATATGAACAGCATAGGAATTACACCTATCTTTGACCAATACCAAATTTTTTGGAAACTGTAAACTTAAAAACGTAGCACTATAAAGTTAAAAAACCCCACCTTTTGAGTGGGGTTCTTCATTACATCTGATTAATAAGAACCGTAAAGTCCTAGTGGATCAGACCAGCCGAAGCTGTAACGCTCACGAGACTTGTAACGTACGTTACCAGTATCAAAGTCACCGTCCATGCTGTTTTGCAGCGGAGTACGAACAAAGTGCTTCAAACCGTTAGGTACATCAGTTGTCAAAAACCAAGCATTGGTAGCGGTCAAGAAGTGGTTAATTGTGTAACCTTCTGGAACTGCACCGTTGTTTTTGATTGCGTTGATATCGTTGTTGTTTGTACCAACACGCAATTCAGTTTCGAGCAAACGAGTTGCAACGAACTGTAATGGTGGTGGAACAACCAATTTACGAGGTTTAGCAGCGATTAACAAGCCGCGCTCATCGGTCCAACCAGCGATTTGAATAACAGCATTTTCCAATGCAGTTTCGTTCAAGTCAGCAGCTGTAGATGGAGCATTGCTGTTAGTACCACCGTTAACCAATGGGTGTGAAGCGTTGAGTAGTGATACGCCATCGCCACCTGTGTAGGCAGCGTTGAAAGCGTTATTCAATACAGCAGCAGCTTTAACTTGCTTGGTATAGGCCATAGCACGAGCCAGGCCTTTGGTGTAGCGAGCTGATAAAGAATCGTAGAGGTTGTCTTCGATTGCTTCTTCAGTCAAGCTAAAGCCAAGGGCGATAGTTTCGTGGTTGTAGCGAGCTGTCCATGCTTCTTGAGCATTGTCATAAGCGATGGCAGAGCCTTCGTTTTTGACAGGAGCTGCAGAGAAACCTGACAGTTTTGTTTCTTCTTCAAAAGAACGCTCAGAAGTCTCAGTTTCGTAGATCTCTTTGTGTTCTTCACCGTAGCGAGCATACTCAAGTCCGAACAATGCGTTCAGTCCAGGGAGCAACTCTTTCAGTAGTTGTGAACGTGAAATAGCCATTTAAAGCTCCTTAGATTAAAGTGTCGATGCCTGACCAGCGGTGTTGTAATACTCTTGAATACCGAAGTTGAATTTAACAACAGCTTCTGGGTATTGAGTAAATACTAACGTGCTAGATGCAGGAATAGTCATTGTTGTGGATGCAGTACCAGTTGGGCTGTTTACTGTTACAGGTGCGCTATTTAGAACAACAGTAGTAACACCAGCAGCTGCAGCAGCTGCAATGTAAGAGCCTGTACCAACGTATTGACCGTTAGTGGCAACATAGCCAACTTCTGTACCAATTACCAAAGCTGAAGGAATAGCGGAACAAGTGATTGTTACGTTACCAGCAATAGAAGTATAAGTAGCAGTAGAAGCTACAGCTGTATCAGGAACTACGTCAACGATACGCAAAGGCAACGATGCTGTATTTTCAACAGCTACTGATGGAACGATAGCATTGCTAGAGTTACCAGTATTTACGTTACCAGCCAAGTTGGAACCAGTTACGTTCAAGCCAACCATGCAAGTTGCAACAGAACCAACAGTTGTACCAGCAGCGGCTGTAACAGCAACTACTTTAAACAATGTGTCAGGATCATCACAAACTACAGCAACAGCATCACCAGCTAAAGTGCTTGCTGGCCAATATTGGCTGAAAGTCTTTTGCTTAGTAACAGGGTTGGTGAAAGAGCAGCCTAAGAACACGCCAATAGTACCGCCAGTTGCATAGCCAGTAATAGCTGTAGCACCAGTAGTAACAATGGAACGTGTAATGTAGCCACGGGAAATACCTACGACATCACCATAAAAAATATTGGTTCCGAAGTTGTACTGGATCTTGATGTTACGAGTAGAACCAGCAAAAACTTGACCACCAATAAGGTTTATAGGCTTAAGACCGTATGGGGCAGAAACGGTAGGATATGCCATTTAAAACTCCTTATTAAGATTGATTACCTCTGCCAAAACTTGTCGTAGATTTCCGTTCATTAAAGATCGGCATCCGCGGGTCGCTTTGGCGCATCAAATTATTATCTACAGCTTCCGTCTGTTTCCGTGTCATATCAGCATAGTAATCCTGCTGCTGTTGTACGAACTCTTCTGGAGTCTTGCAAAGTAATAACCCGCCAATCTCGATGTTGTCTTTAAAACGTCCATCGGGATCAACTAACATTTTAAATTTCGGTTGCTCTTCGATTCTTACTGGCTCCCAACCCTCTCTGAGTTTGGCAGATAAATTGCGGGGGTCAGCTTGATTCAACATAGAAACACGAATCCAACGATAAGCAAAACCAGCCTGTTTATCAGGTTCTGGCAACAACTCAGGCGGTCTCCATGCTTTAGGACGTTCTGCTTGTTGACGATTGCTTACTTCACGGGGAACTCTATTTTCAGCCATTTTGGGACTCCAATTTAGTTAATTCCATAGCATATTGCTCTGGAGAAAGGTTAAATTTCTTAGCCAGAGCCATTTGTGTAGGCGTAAGTCTAATCTTTTTTGGGGATGTTGATCTTGTTGCCGATGCTACAACCGTGCTTGATTTCTTTTCAGATTTCTCAGGCTGTTTAGTTCCTGGCTCTTCCTCAAATTTCTCTGGGAAGCGTCTCTTGATCTCGGTGTCTACTACGTTCCAGTAATGATCGGAGCCTAGTGGGACTCCTTCTTTCTCTAGACGTCTATGTATACCTTGAGCAAGAAAACTCATATCTTCATCAACACCGTACCACTTGTTTTTGTCAAGCCACGCTTGGGTTTTTGAGTCCAGGCGTTGAGGTTCAGGTTGCTGTTGCTGTATTTTTACTTCATTTTCTTGCCGTTGTAAAGTTTTTTCATCATATTGTGGTGTGTATCGTTCAATATCACGAGCTTTTAACTTTACATCTGTCAATTTATCTTGAGCTTCTGCTAATCGATCAGAATCTCCAGACTCATAGGCTTCTTTCATTTCCCGCTTTGCCATTTCTAGCTCGCGAGTAATGCCTTCCTTGGCAGTACTGACGTAAACCTTCTCCCCATCGGACAAACGCCCTTTGAGTTGCCTGTTTTCTTCAATAATAAGGTTGGCAACGCGAATTGCTTCGCTATGTTCCCTTAAAGCCTGATCTTTAGCCCTACGCTCATCGTGCATGAGCTTTTTCATTTGAATTAAACGCTCTTTTGCCTCTTGTGAGTAGGATTCTAGGTCATCATTTTCGACTTCATCAGCAATTTCCCGTGGCATAGGTTTTGAATTGACGCGATCTTCCTCTGGAACATCCTCTTCAATCTCAATTTCAAACTCTTGCGTTGGTTGATTGTCAATTTCATCAGGAAATTTAAATTCGTTTTGTGCAATAGCCATCACTATCTCCTTTAAACGCGAGTAATTCCGCGGGGGTCTTGAACAATACCCTCAACAGAATCATCATTGATTATTCGGAATTCCCTACCGTGGATTTTTAATCTAGTTCCCGTATTTGGACGGGCTAAAATGAAATCACCGACTTTGCACCACGGTCCATTTGGGAACCTAGCCTTGTCTTGGTAGCAATCAGGACCCATTTTGACAACAAAAAATACGGTAGAAAGGACTTCTTCCATACGCATAGTGTCATCCGCTTTAAGAATACCGCCAGCGTGTTCTTTTTCAGCGTCTGGAATAGCGCACAAAATGCGATATCCAGAAGGTTCTGGTAGTTGGTTTGCTTTTTCTTCGGGTGTTTCTGGTAATACTGTTGTTGCGGTAACGTCATCGGGGTTTGATCCCAATATCAGTTCACTCATCTGAGTTCTCCAAGTTTTTACGCAAGTCTAATATATTAAGACGGGCGGTGAGCAGACCTGTAATCTCTCCACACATCCTTTGGTATTCAGCGTAGTCTTTGGCTACGCCTGTACCAAGGGCCTCTTCCAAGTCCCTAACTTTCCCTTCTGCCTGTTTGAGGAGAAGGTCTAGTATTTTGTCGTTCATTTAGTTCCCTTTTTTTGTTGGGTTGAGTTATGTTTGAGTAAATCAACTCCCATACGGATTTTTTCCGTATTCATTTGCGCTTTAGCTTGACCAGTTTGCGCGCCAATTCTTAATCCTTCTAAGCGTTGTTTAGCCTCAAGATCTGCTTTATCTTTGGCAGTCTTAGCACCAACTTGCATACCAGCAATTTCTTTTTGGGCCATGATTCTGGCTTTTTCGATCTCGATTTGGTCTGCTTTAGCCGAGGCATCCATGACCATTTTTTGCTGTTTAAGCTGAACTTCTTGCTGTTTGAGCTTGAGTTCTTGCATCTGCATTTGGACAATAGGATCATTCTGAGCTTGTTGGGCCTGTTGAGCAGCCATCGCGGTCTGGTTCTGGTTAAGCAACTGCTGGGCAACAGGAACAGCCATACGAGCAATCTGCATTTCCATTTCTGGAGACATATTCTCTTCGCCATCTTCTGAATATGGAATCTCGATACCCATTTGTTGTTGCATCTGCCGTCTATATTCCATGCCAACGTGCTCTGTAATGTGGGCTTGCATAGCTTGCATCATCATTGGAGCCTGTGGATTTTGACCAATAACCTGTTTGATCTTAGGATCTTGCATCGCAGCCATATGAACTTTGATATGGGCTTCGTGATCTTGGTACATAAACGCTTTTAAAGGTTTTGACTTTAGGACGTTCATGTTCTCTGTTACTGGATCGCAAGGTTTTTCATCTTCTGGCATAGGAACTAACTTAGATGCATTCTTAATCCCAATAACTGCCAGCATTTGACGATGTAAAAATGGTAGGTTATACAGTTGAGGCGCAGTTTGAGAAAGTTGTAAAACAGCCTGATACTGAACGACCTTTTGAGACATTGTTGCTGCATTAGGGTCTGAGACAGGAACAATCGTCACCATCCCATAGTCGCTCTTTTTAGCCTTACGACTGCCTTCTGTAGGTTCGTATGGATAATTTTCTGGACAATTATTTTGAATAATTTCTTTTAGAAGCCTAAATTCTTGCTTCATTGAATAATGGATACGCGCTTGAATAGCCGACATAACTTTTAAAGTACGTTCCAAAATTGCCAAAGTTGTGCCGACTGGAGAGTTTGCAGACATATCTGCTACTTTCAAATCTCCTGCAGAAGCAAATCTTCTGCCATCTTCAATGATTTGATTTAACAAAGTAATCAAGGTTTGGCTTGGTTCTTTGTATGGTAATGGCATGATGTTATCTTTCATCGCGCCACTTGGTACATCTACATCTCGGAATTCGCCTGGGGCTATTGGTGTGTCATCGCCTTTGACTCGCAACCCACGGGTCTTAAAGCCGCCTGGCAGATTTGCAAGTGACCCTGCATCAACCAGCTGCCGAAGTATGGAAGTGCCAGATTTAGCAAAAGCACCGAGAAGATGGACAATACCAAAACAGTAAAAACCGAAACCAGGAATATAGCCATAGTGGACGAAATGCTGTCTCTTTTCATGTTTTTCATCATCTTCCTTCCAGTTACGTCTAATTGAAAGAATAGTCGCGGTATTCTTTTCAATCGTGACAACGTAAGGTAGAGCGATACCAGTAGGTTCGCCATCTTCATCTGTATGCTCGAAACCTTCTAAGTCAAGGTCAACGTGCATTTCCAAAATCTTAAAGCGGTCATCTGTGGACGCTTTAAAACCTAACTTCTCTGCAATCTTTTTTTCAATTTCATCTAAAGTGTTGATTGGATCACCAAGATCTACGTCCCTGTAAAAGCCTGAGACTTGTAGTTTTCTCATTTCATTCTCTGTTTTACGCATTACATGGGTAATGCGTTCTGCAGTTTCAAGGTTAGACGCGCCATAAGGAACGACTAGATCATCGGCTGGAACGTACATTGACACTTGACGGCCTAATTGAGGATCTTCATAAACCTTTTTAAAACCGTTACCTGATAAGCCCATACCCCAGAGCATTCTTTCATGTTCTGGGCGGAACTCTACCATTACATCTGTTATTTGATAGTTCATGTCTTCTTCGACACGGGTAGCTGCTTCTTTTTTTACAGGGGTTTCTTTGCCAATAATCTGAGTTCTTACAGGACCAGATGCTGGGAAAGTCTCCATAATCGTTTCGGCTTGGAACTTTACGACTGCTTCAGCTAGGATAGGATGATAAACACCGCAAGCTCCTTCCCAAGGTTCAGACCGTTCTTCAATCTTTAATCCCAAAAGTTCAAGGCCATCTACATAGGTCTGAATCCAATCTTTGCGGGAATCTACGTCATCTTCAAAACTGTCAATTAGCTCTGATCCCAAAGTTGCTAAGACGCGTTCAGAAATAATTTCGGCAAGGTTCTCACCAAAGTCTTCATCAGCTAAAACTTCAACATCCATTTCGCCTTCGGGCGCGAGTTCAATCTCAATGTCTGGAGCCTCAATTGCAGCTAGTCCTTGTGGGAGTTCGTATAGAGCTTTATCTACTGACATAAATTTTCCTTAAATTAACTTCATTCCACCGTTTAACGGTTTATCTATTGTTCCGCCAGACGCTTTGGTTGTCATATACGTCTTTAGTTCTTCTAACTTTTTGGTTTGTTCTGGCCTGTATTTTAGTTCTTTATTAATACTGTTAGGCCATTGTTTTAAAGCGTATCCGCGCATGGCTGCATCAGTAGCATTCCGAATGGCGTGTTCTACAGGACGGCCTTCTTCTAAGGTTGCGTTGTAATCTAATGCTCGTTTTTCCAAAACCTTTAACTGTTTAGGACTCCAAGTTCCCATTAAATCTTCACGGATCTGGTTTGACATAGGATCAACGTGCAGAAGTTCACCAGCTAAATCATGGTGGCTAAATTCCCCTGGCCTTCTAATCTCAATAACATGGCGATCAATTGGAAAATGTTCTGGGCGCGGAGAATCTGGTGGGCCAATTTCACCTACAGGCCAAGTTTCGGCATAGCCTTTTCCTTCACCTATTGTTACCATAGGATCATGCTGTTTAATAAAAGGATACTCTTGTATCGCTTTATTAAGAATATTTTCAGAATAATCCATTAGTAATATGCTACCTTTCTGCGAAATTCTCTTGGTTCATCTCGTTCATCCGAAGGCAGGGGAATAAATCCTCCCTTACGGAATCTTAATAGTGCTTGGGTAGTCGAGTCCACTAAGTCATCGTGGTCTGAATTTGGGAACGCAGCAAGCTCTTCCACGACTTCTTCAGCCCATCGTTTTCGGGGACACCAGACTTTACCTGACGCGAATAAATCGGAAATTGCATTAACCCTTGAGATCTTATCATTTCCTCGCGTTGGTGTATATTCCTGCACGGGAACTCCCATCCTTCGCATTTCAAAGATGAGGGGCGCGCCAGAAGCTTTGGCCTCCACGATACACGCATCAGGCTCCCATTCACGGTACATTTGTAATGCCCGTTCCTTTAATTGGGGAAATTCCATGCGTTCTTTAAAAGCATCTAAAAGAATAATGTTTACGTCATTTACGTCTTCGTCTTTATAAAAAACTCCCCAAGTCGTACAGGCAGAATAGTCTGATCTTTCATTCTTAGTAAAGGCGGTATCCCAAGACTGAATAATGAAGTTACATTGGGGCGGTCTTTCGTGATCCCATTCCTTCCACCATTCCCTTTTGACTATCGCGCCCTCTTCCGAGGTAGGATCTTGTTGGTACTGAGCTTGCCATTTGGGTAAAGGAAGTTCGTCCCGTAGAGCGTCAAGTTCTTTAAAACTCCAGAACTCAGGCCATAAAGGTCTGCCGTTAGGTAGGATCGCTGGCAGACTAATCATGTCCCAGACTTCCCCGTCCCTGTCGATAATTGACTGACAAATCTTTCCCGTAAGGTCCCTTTTAGCCCAGCGGGTCATCACGATAACAATTGACCCTCCTGGCTGGAGACGTTGACGCGGACCAGATGTATACCATTCAAAGACCTTATCAAAGACCGATGGATCGTTAGAAGCTAGGGCTGCTTCTTGTTCTGAGTGAGGATCGTCAATAATGAGTAGATCCGCGCCCTTACCTGTGACAGTACCCCCAACACCAATAGCGAAGTAATCACCATTAGCATTAGTGGCCCAACGACCAGCAGCCTTGGAATCTGACCTAAGAGCGACATTAGGGAATATTTTGGCATATGGCTCCGAGTCAACTAAGTTACGAACCTTTCGTCCAAAACCTACGGCTAGTTCAGCCGTATTAGAACATTGGATAATCTTACGATCAGGGTAACGCCCAAGATACCAAGCAGGAAGAAGATAAGAAGCAAACTCCGACTTTGTGTGACGCGGTGGCATATTGATAATCAGTCGTTTGGATTTTCCATTTGCGATGTCCTCAAACTTTTGAGCCATTAAAGCATGGTGTCTGCCATAGATAAACCCAGGCCAGACGGATTGCACAAAGGATAGGAAGTCATCCTGCCCTGCCTCGCGCTCCTCCGCACCTGTAAAAGACTCAGCCAAAGGAAGAAGGGGTTTTCGTTCCTCTTCTGGAAGAAGCTCAATTAACTGAGCTAGTATTTCTTCTACCTTCACTTGAGGTTTCTAAGCTTAATATGGGCAGGACGGATAGATCTTGCTCTACCAGCGATACCTTTACAGACTCCAATTTCAATCAAAGTCCTCATCTTCCTTGCTACATTCCCGCGACCTTTCTCGCCAGTCATTTTCATAATATCGTCAATAGTTGGGCCAAAACCAAAGTTCTGCCAGTATTCATCAATAATCAGAAACGTCTCTTTTTGCGCGGGACTCATTTCTCTTTTCTTTCGCATAATCTTTCCAATAGTTTTTCAGTCTGGATTTCTGCACTTACCCTACGACCCTCTTCAATCTTTTCCATTAAACACTTTTTATGGATAAGCAGATTTAAGTAACTGGCAACTTCATTAATCCGATAATCTAACTCTTCCATAGTCATTTGCCACAATCCTCCATGCCAGGTTTATAAGAACTAGCTGGTTCTCCTGATACCCAGTTGTCAAAGGGTTGTTTCTTACGGATACCTAAATTTGAAAGCCCCCCTGGATAAGACGAAATTGCAGCTGCATCCCTGAACATCTTAAGGATATCCATTACTTTATCCAATGCCGCTATTTCCATATCGTTTTGTTTTTTCCAGTCCTCGAAGTTCATTTAAATCTGTCCCAGACATATTTAGGCCAGCCACAACGACAAATCCATTTGCCAAAATACTTATTAGCCAGTAGGTGATACCACACGCCAAACACAATACGCTTGTTGCAATGGTTACAGACCATCGGTTTTTCAAACCTCATAACTCCATCCTTTCAATAAAGACGGGAGTAGACTCTCCTACCCACGCGCCAGCAATATTAAACTCGTAGTACTCCCAAGCCTCTTCCTCATCCATCCCATCTCTGGTCATCAGAATCTCTATTACCTTATGTAGGTCATAACAGATCACTTCTAAGCCAATTCTATGGGCTATGCCAATAACAGCTTCATCAAAGCCATCTGCCTTAAGTAGGTCTGGGTACTCTTCAGAAATTTTCATATATTTTTTTCCTCATTTTGTTTTAAATTGTTAAGGGGGGTGTTTTCTATAGATTCTTTACTGTTACTCTGTGGATTTTTTATACCCCCTACCCCCTCTGAATCATCTTTAAATGAATGCGGGTTTACCCCTATGGACACGGAAGTGTTTGATTCTAAAGGATTTGTCACTATAACAGGTGTTATAGTGAGATTTGAAGAAATGGGTACGGAATCGGATTGATTGTGTGGAATAGTATGCATAGCCCCAACCTCGGAATCACTAAAATTTGGGTGGGTCGGGGTGGGTGGGGTCGCGGTTTCTGCGATTGTTGGCGGGTCGGCCTCGATTGTTTGCGCGTCTTCTAGCTCTATCAGTAGGGATTGCGCCTTGCGCTTGGCTAGATCATTGATGGAGCGTGAACTCTGGAAGGCCACGCGTAAGGACTCCAAGAGCTTGCCCTTTAGATCAATGGAAGAGTGTAAGTGGATATGCTCCTTACGCTCTGAGAATAGCTGGACATCGTTTAGCTTGCCGATTAACTCTAAGGCCTTGAGCTGTGCCGAGTGTTTAGCGTCTTCGCTTGTGGCTATCTCTACCAGCTTTTGTATGGTTAGAGTTCGTAATTGTTCGGGTAAAAGATATTCCCTAGCACTATTAGCCACCTTGAAGGCATCTATCATCGTGGATATAGTTGGGTGCTTTGCGAGCTTGTGGCCTTCATTCGATTGTGTAGATGGTTTCGCCTTGCTGTTATAACTCTCTCTATACGCTTGTGCCTTGGGTAATCCATCGGCAACTTTACGCGCAAAAGCCTTTTGTTTTGAGGTGAGATTAACCTTGGCGGGATTCCCTGCGCCTAAGAGTATCTGCTCTATTGGGGTTTGCTTTAGGCCTTCTTTGATCTGAGCGCGGGTCAGTTTAATTGGTTTTGTCATAGGGTATAAGTTAAGTATTCCCCGAAGTTTAGGACATTCTGAAGAATAGCGCAATAGTGAGGGTTATATCCCCTTGTATTAGATAAGCCTATGGGCTGTTTCCCTTCGGGACTACTTGCCCGCTTTTAGCCCTTGCCCGCGCCATTGATACCCTGATATCTAAGGGTAAACCATTAAGGGTATGTCATAAGTAAATAAATGATTAAAACACTTGACAAGCAAGTATAAGAGCCTAAAATCACGCATATAGTAGGTGGTTAATTAGCTTTATACCTACTATGATTATAACCCGCTAACCCTTATAAATAAAGGATTATCACAATGAAATTAAACTACAAGGCCTTTTGCTTTTCCTGTAAGCAAGGGGAACAAGATAACATTCCCGCACAATGGCATATAACAGGGCATGACGGCCTTAAACCATTTCGCGGATATGTATGTGGTGATCATTACGAAATGATGGCTAATGACTGGAATATCACTACCGCAAAATGGATTGATATAGACGCTATCACAAATTACTACACCGCTTATAGTAATTTTGACCGCATGATCCGCGCTTACATCGGGACACCTTATACCCCAACCCTACGCGCTGAAGTAGAGCCTGATTTAGCTATTCTAAAGCGCGCATTTAATGACCGCATGGCAGAACTAGGACAGGAAAACCGCGCATAGAGCCACCTTTAAACCCTTTACGAGGGTTTAGGGATTGCCTCTAGGTAATCATTTAATCAACTGCTAGGAGTTTAAAACCATGACAAGAAAAGAGTATTTAATCGGAGTAGCTGAAGATTTTGGTATTAGGCGCGCTGACGTGTTTGCAATCGCTGATCTACTAGGGGAGAGTGAAGATTATGACGGCCTTCTCTCTATGCTTGCTGACTATTCAGACGATTTAGAAGATTTTGACGAGTGAAAGGGGATAGGCCGAGAATATCGGCCTACTTAAAAAAATGATCTATTTAAACCGAAAATTTACGCAATTAGAACTAAACCAAATCACTAGCGCGCTTTTTAATCTAGTGCATTTAAAGGCCGACCAATTTCAAGAGGATAACGGGGAAAACCTTTATCTAGGTAGTGAGGCGCATTTAAAGGCCTTAAACCTTTACGAATACTTTAGCGATGTCGCTAGAGATGAATTATTGATTGAGGAATAAAAAAATGAATACAACCGCAATAGTAGAAATTCGCGAAGTTTACGGAAATAGGACTATTTACCCTGTAAACGATACCGCGCTATATCTTGCCCGAATCGCGGGGACTAAAACGCTCACAGAGCCGACTATCCGCCACGCCAAGGGATTGGGCTTTACTTTTGAAATTAAACAAACCGCAACCATATAAAAGGCCTTTTATGTTTCCAAAATTCGATTTTCTTTTTAATATCGCGCTTGTTTGCGCTTTTGCTTACATCGGCCTAGTGCTAGGGAATGCTCTATTCCATTTTGCTTTAACTATCTTGGGAGTATAAAAAATGACTACTTTTATCGTGTGGGTGGGTGGTTTTGCTGATTATGAGGGCAACTCATTAAAAGAGGCTAAGGCCATTAAATATAGCTGGCTCGCGCTAGGTTATGACGATGTAATTTTACAAACAATCGCGGGGGTTTAAATGGTTAATTCTGACAGTTTTACAAAAGTAAAACACGACATCAACGGCAACCCGCGCTATGTTATCCACTTTTTACATTTTGTAAGGGATAACGAGGTATCACGCGATAACCCCGATTTTGTAACCAAGAAATACGAAATAGCCCTAAAGCGGGCTAAAGGTGCGCCCTTTTATGGTCGCAAATTCCACAATAAACAATATGGGGGCGGGATTGTATTTTGCACCTATAACCTAAGCGGCCTTATCCGCGATATCAACGAACTAATGGAAGAGGTGACAGTATGAGCGATAGACAGAATCTAAACAACGCGGGATTTTCCGATTATCGCGCTATTGAGGCCAACAACGGCATGAAACCTATTGAAGTAAGCGAGGCCTTTTATTGGGAAATGCTCGAAGTTCTCCCGCCTTGTAAATGGACAAGAGGCCACGATAACGAGTCATTTTATGTAAGTGAACCATTAACAGGGGTTTTGCACGAATGGATTGCTCGCGTAGGCAAAAAATACTATGCCCTGATCGCGCCACGCTCTAGCAACCATGAACAAATTATCAACCAAATTAAAGAGGCCACCGCATGAAAACCGAAGACTTAACTCTATCAATAACTCACAACGGCTATGCCCTGATTTATCAGGGTTTGCCATTGTGTAACGATAAGCAAACACTAGACGAGATATTCCTAGTCGCGAAAATGTATAAATGCGACTTACCCGCTATCGCGTGGGACGGAATGCGCGGGACTTGGGTAACAACTTTAAACAATATTCCATTAAACGAGGCTATCGCATGAGAACCTATCTAATTGATTGCTTACAGGGGACAGGCTTTTGCTCATGGTCTTATGACAACCCGCCAACACGCGCCCAAATACTAGCGCATTTTAATTGTTTACGAGAAACCGAAGGAATGCAATTCCCTAGAAAAATGCTTAATTTGCGCTTTATCTCTGAATTTTGGGAAGTAAGCATAAACCCAACTACTAAACACGAGGCCACACAATGAGCTTATTACAAGAAATGCAACAGCATGGGCTTGCCTATTGCCCTTTTAATCAAGCCCTCTTAGCCGTAGATCAAGGCCTTAAAGAGGGTATTTTCAAGCAATACTACATAGAGAAGGGTTCGATCATTGTTGAATCAGATCAAGGCTTTTCTGTATTTTATAGAGATGGCGAGGCCGAATAATGACATATTACCTATACCGCAACACCACCCAAAAGAGCGAGGTAATAGCGCAATTTTCCGACAGGGAAAGCGCGCTAGAACTAATGGAGCAACTAGCCACACGCGAGAATGACCCGCTTGTGTCGGGTTATTCTGTGCGCGATTATTCCCTAAAAGTTTATGCAGATTTTGAAATTTAAGAGGCCGAACAATGAGAGCATATAAGTTAGAAATAGAGATCAACCTAGATGACGAGGGTGATACTCTCGAAAATAATTGGATTCTTAACGCAATCCAAGAGCAATTAGAAGGTGACGAGAAAATTGTGCGCTATCGCATAAATCCAATACTTGAAAACGAGGCCACACCATGACGCTATCTTATGGAGTTTATTTAGGCGATAAGCTATTAAGGGCATTTTCTTATGACACGCGCATAGAAGGAGATAAAGAGCGCGCTCTTAGACTTGCAAAAAGACTAGTAAACGATAACAAAATATTTGAATGCGATTGCACCATTGAGCATTTTGGCTTAAGTGGTGTAGGAACAACTGTAAACCACTAAACACGAGGCCAAAAATGAACGGATATATAGCCCTATACAAGGGTAAACAGATAGAAGTTTACGCAAATACTAGCTATGAGGCGCAACAGAAGGCCAGCGCGCAGTTTAAGGCCAAGAAATCTTACGAGGTATCAGTTTACCTATGCGAATTACAGGGTAAGCAAGTTATCACCACATTAACCAATTAATACGAGGCTAATTATGCGAGTAGTAGAAGAGAAGATTTACCTATTTCACGAATTAAATGATGACGCAAAAGATAAGGCGCGTGAATGGTATCGCGATGGTATGGAATATTTTTGGTGGGAAGATAGCTTGTCTTCTATCAAAAAATTCTGTAATCACTTTAATGTAGGGATTAAGAATTACGAGGTAGGCGCATTTTGTAACTCTTATATGACTACAACGGCAGAAGGCCAACACTTTAGAGGCCTAAAGTTAAAAGATCACGACCCCGACAAAATGCAACAGGGTTATTACCTTGATTTTGATCTATGGCGGGAGTTTTACGAGGTCTGGAAGGACTCTAGCGACCCGCTAAAGGCCTTTAATGACGCAATAGATAGCGCGATTATGTCCATTCAGAAGGATTGGGAATACCAATACACCGATGAATCAGTAGATGAAAACATCACCATTAACGAATACGAGTTTACCGAAGATGGTAAACGATATTAACCACTTAATACGAGGCTAAAAAATGTATTCAATAAAGACAGAAGTTTGCGGGAATCCTGATTTTGGGCAAGACCCGAACAAACCACCTTATGGAGTGAAAAGCACTCAGCTCAAGGCTAAAAACTTTGAGGACTTAAAAACGAAGGTGCGCAAATGGATGTATGTAAACGATATTGGTGGTGGTAATTGGCAAGACCCGCCATTGTTAGTAGATGGTGAAGTAGTGGGCTATATGTCTTACAACGGGAAAGTATGGGCAGATCGTAGCTGGACACCTGAAACCCGTCAAATTTACTTTTATAAGGAGAATCAAGATGTCTAATATTAAAGACCCTGTATTGCAATACAAAACTGTAAACGCTACATGGATTGTTGATGTAGATGGTACGAAAATTGAGGTTGTCTATTGGTACAACTTAGATGACATACAAGAGGGTGGATGGGATTACGATCTGACCCCTTGTTATGAGGGCTTGACCGATGAAGAGATTGAGGATTTAGAGGAAGAGTTTGAACTTGTTATTGAAGATTTGGGAGTATGAAAATGAATAACTTAGATTGGGAAGATGAACTAAACGCATGGGAGGCCAAGTATCGGCCTATTGAGAACCATATAGATAAGGGTAATGATAAGTTTGAAACCTATGGAGAAGAACTTGAATTTGTGCGCTCTATACACGCGACTGAACCTAATAGAGTTTGGACTTTGATCGAAGGTGATAGCGGGAATTTATGGATTACCAATGGTTATCACTTTGTTAATAGACTTAATTACTTTATTACCGAAGTGCCATTCGAGGGTAGCGATGTAGAAATACCCTATTTTATGTTTGATGAAGAACCTGATGAAGAGGATATTGAAAATGAAAAGATATAAAGCCTATGCCACGATTAGTTACGATTTAGAGTGCGAATTTGAAGTCGAAGATGATGAAGATGCTTGGGATGTTGCTAGAGATCTCGATGGTGGAGATTTTAAAGAATTAGATGGATCAGGCGATTGGAAAGTTTATGAAGTGGAGGAATTATGAGTTATGACATGAACTATTACTTAATTGAGTATCACCATGATTCAGAAGGTTATAAGTATGAGGAGTTTTTAGCAGAGGATCAATTTGAGGCAGTTGAGTTGTGCAAAGCAATACCATTTTGCGGATATATCCAAAATGTTTATATGCAAGTTAAACAATGGGAAAGGGATGAAGCATGAAAGTAACTATTGAAATAGATTTGCCAAAAGGTGTAACTAAGGCCGAGGCCGAAGGAGCAGTTAAGCGCGCTTTTGATCCTGATTGGATAGCGTCATGGTGGCATATATCAGATGTCCATACGCAAGCAAATATTTTAGAAGATAGCGATAGCGATGAAGCTGAAGAGATCACAGATGAAGAGGCGCGGGAAGTATTGCGCCTAATGAATAAGTATCACGATAGCGAAGTAGGCCTTAATTGGGATGTAATCGATAACTGGATTGACCATGTTAAAAACAACGTGAGGAGGTAGCATGATTACTAAAGACGAAGTTATTAAGAATGGCTATACAGTTTTGCCTAAAGGCGGGTGGATATTCATTAACCCTGAGATCATGCCAAGAGATTGGGATGATGTTTGTAAGGATTTTGGAATTGATCCAAGCGCGAGAGGCGCATATCTTTGCGTAGTGGGAGTTAAAGAAGAGTCATGGGAGGATTCTGATGATTGATAAATTGGGAATAGCAAGTGATTTAAGAATAGCTATTGAATACTATACAGAACTAACAGTTAATGAGCATTTAACTCAAACTTTAAATAAAGACGCTGATAAAGCATGGAAAAAAGTTGATAAGTTAATTAAACAATTAGCGGAGGCAAAATGAATAGCGATCTATTGGATGAGTATTGCGAGGCAAACTTTGGTCATACAGATTGGGTAATTTCTTTTGATGAAAATGAAAACATAACAGTAACCTTTTTGAAAAATGCTAGGGTTGAATATTTGGTCGATCAAGAATCAGAGGAAGAACCTATGCGAATGAGAAAGGATCTGGCTAGGGAAGGAATACAAATACCAGCTTGTTTTTCATATTCAAACTATGACACGATGGACGAGCCAGTTATCTACTTATCTGCAGAAGATATGGACGGAGCCGTTAGTTTTGACAATGGAGTAGATACCGATGACCATGCGTTTTGTGTAGTTAAGTTAAAAGATGGCAAGGTAGTTTATATGCTTGGAATTGATTTAGATTGGGGGGACATAGATTGAATAAGAACTTCAATATTAACGAGCAAAAGGCAGTATTCAGTCTGTTATCAAATGCCTATGGAATATTGTTAGGAGATACCCATAAAAGAATGACTTTAAAGGAACAAGATCGAGTGCTGGAGATGGTTCAGACTGCCAGAATGATAATGATCGGAAATTATCAAGAAGGTAAATATGACTAATGTAGAACGCATGGATTTTGTTATATGGGCAAGCCCAAAATACCCAAGATTTACAACTGACTATAGAACAGCAGTTCAAGCACGATGGGACTATCGTAAACATTTAAGGAGCCAGAAATGAATCAAGCAGATAAAGATGCACAGAAGTGGATGGAAATGAATCAGAAGGTTCAATATCGCAACCTGATTAAGGCTAAAGAACTAGGCGATCTGTATTACATAGACCAAAACGGGGATATTATTATCCATAAAGAGGAAAAAGATGAATCTTAAAGACGGGGACGGGCGCGTTCCAATTAGAAATAGCACTCAGCATGAGGCCACGCCTTATTTACTTGTGGACTTTCCATTGGGAAAAGACTTTGATGCCCTGTATCCACGCATAAAGCTACGCTCTGTTATTGAAAAGTATTGGGTAATCCTATCGGATCGTTCTGCTGGTAAAACTTTAGCCGAGTCTGGAAAAAGGTTTGGCCTGACGCGGGAGCGAGTCCGTCAAATCGAGGCCAAGTTTCAACGATTAGTAGGTGAGCAGTATTGGCGCGGTGTAGAAAAAGATTTGGCTAGGATATGTGAACTCCAGCATTTAGCAGAGCCTTTTTTAAATTCTGAGAAGCCTTGAACTTCCCTACACGCTTATGATAATCATTGAAGTCTTCCCCAATTGTGTCGGAGAGCCAATAAGGTTTGCCTGTTTCTTTGGCAACAGACTCTCCGATATGGTTGGGGTCATTGTCAGCAACGATGATCCCATCCCTGATGTTCCGCGCTATGAACTTCATATTACTTGCACTAAAGCAAACATAGATCGAATACTTGATGTTGTTGGCCTTCATACACTCCCGAATGCTGATGCCTGTCGCGTAACCCTCGCAAAAAATAGGAATGCCTTTTGCATTCATGCAGAACGATGCGCCTTTGGTCGTTTGTCCATGCAAGAACTTTTTATTCCCCTCATTATCGATGAGTTGCACTCCCACCAACCTGTTATCCCGCCTCATTGGTATAACTAAGATATCTTTGCCATCCTTAGTCCATACATTACCCTGTTCGTCAGGGAAACCTTTGCCTACTAGGTATGGGTGGGTCTTTAACTCAGTCTGATGCAAAATCCAGCCAGCTTTCTTAGACGCTCTTTCAGCAGACTCCAAAGCCTGATTCTTGGACTGCTCAATCCTTTGCCTGATGTCAGGGCTATCCATAGTCTTACCATCTTCAAACCAAGTAGCGGGCTTATCCATCGTAGCCCAATTCTGAACCCATCCTACATTACCAAGAAACTTATATCTCCCGTTGCTACTTCGCGGTTTATCTTCTGTTGGAGTTGGCATCCAGCGATCTAATTGGATACCACTCAATATGAGGCCATGCGACCTAGCGAAGTCTTCAAATCTCATTCTTATTCCTCTTAGGATTATCTAGTAGCACCGCCTTCATACGCTCCTCGTATTGCTTCTTAGGAGATTTGAATATCTCATCCCAATTCTTTTCAAATTGTTCTTTATCAGGGATCGGTCTTGGCTTATGCCCTTTTCCACCATCTCTCATTTTCTTTTCTCCATTCCTTTAACCCAGCGTATGTTCTTATGCTTTACCCAATTGATCGTAGTCAATGAGGGTATGCGCGGTGTATGGATCAAGCCTTTAGGCCAGACTCCAAACTTCTCACGATACTTATGGCTTGCCCAATTAGGGTTGTAGTTCTTGTCATTGGCGATATGCAGTAGCTCAGAGTAAAAGAATTGCTTCTCTGTCTTTTGTGCATTGTGAGTATCACCCAACGCGACTAATTCACCAGCAACTGCACCTACCTGTTTCTTTAGTTTGACATGACCGCATTGAGCGCAAGTGTCACTATGTCTAGGCCAAAGAGAAGCGCATACAGGACATTTTTGTTCTGTCTTTTCTTTATCAGTAGGTTCTTTTTTAGTTTTCTCTTCTTTGTTGTGAAGGTCTTTAACTCCATCTGCGTAGATCTGCTCCCATTCGTCTCTGAAACGAATGTAATTACCTGAGTGATCTAGCCATAGGGCAAACTCTTTGCCTTCATATGGACGCATGACGCGCCCTAGCTGTTGAATATGTGAACTAAGAGACTTAGAAAATGGCCTAGCTGATACCCCAACCATAACATCAGGGACATCAAACCCCCTAGTAAGAATATCAGTAGCGATAAGCCCATGAATATCTGTATCGGGCTTGGCGAAATCCTCGATGGCAGCTTTCTTAAATTCATCATTGTCCTTATAAGAAATTGAAACAAAGTTATAACCTTTATTTGCAAACTGTTGAACGAGGTCTGCTCCGTGTGCTACACCAGCGCAGAACACAATGGTTTTGCGAGGCCGTCCATATAATTCATGGCATTTCTTTATCCATTCCTCAACGATATCGCCTGTGATCTGCATCCCGCGCTCTGTTACTTGGTCAGGACTCCATTCACCAGCAACCTTCTTTACCCCTGTCATATTGATCTCTTTAGCAATATAAACTTTAAGAGGTGTAAGCCATGACTTATCAACTAGGGCTTCAGTTGTAGAAGCGCAGACTACATTGGAATAGATGTTTCCTAACCCTTTGGTAAAAGGGGTCGCGGTTAGGCCAATGACTTTGAGTTTAGGGTTATCTTGGATTAGTTCTGTAATCTTCTTACGGGCTATGTGGCATTCGTCCACAATAAGAAGGTCGATATCTGGAAACTTGTTACGCTTTTCTAAGGTCTGCGCGGAGCATACTTGGATACGCTCTGAGGTATCGTACTTCCAATGGTTAGCCTGATAGACTCCATGATTGATTCTATATTTAGATAGCCGTCCGCTAGTCTGATCTACTAAGACAATCCGATCTAAGATCATGGCTGATTTTTTGTAGTTATCTGAGGTAGCTTTCATTAGAGAGATAGCTACTTCAGTTTTACCAAATCCTGTTGGTGCGTAGAGTAATTGCGCCCGATGCCCATCTTTAAATCCATCCCTCAAAGCACCAATTACCCATTCTTGATGCTCCCTTAATTCTAATTCCATATCTCTCCTTAACTTCCGCAAACCCTGCGGTGTGGGTCAAACTACTTGTTTTTGTAATTCCTTATTTACTAATGATTCATAAAGCATTTCAGATAACTCTTTTAGAGCATAAGAATAATCGGCTGCCTGTTCATAACTTTGTTTGTTTGCTTCTTCAAGAATACGATTTAATAACTTTTGTGCTTTGATTAAATAGAGTGAATGGTCTTCCATTATTTTTCTTTTCTTTTCATGGAGTTGATAATTTTAACCGCTTCCGCGTGGCGGTTCTGATACATATCGCGACTTTCTCGAAGTGCTTTATTGTCAATTTCCAAAACACGGATTTGTTCTCTAAGATTCGCAACAGTCTCCTCGATGTCAATCTTCTCGATCTCGGAGGCATTCCATTGACCAATCGCGATCTTATCTCTGAGAATCGTATTCTCTTCAGAGAGCTGTTCAATCGTGTGGCAAAGTTCGCGAATTTTCTCCTCGTCTTCATCGTAATCATCAGGCACTCCCGTTGGTTGAGGATTATCTGCTGGCTTGGGCTTTTTACCAATGTTAGTGGTATCCATCTTAGATTGTTTGCCATGCTTATCTACATAAGTCGTTGGGGTTTTTACTGGTTGTTTTACTGGTTCTTTTTCTTTCTTTACGCGCCCGACTGTCATGGCTGAAACGCCTATGTGCCTAGCTATCTGCGCGTTAGACCAATTACTCCATACTGGATGGCCTAACATGATCTCTACTGATCTGCGATAGTCTTCCGCAGTCATGTTAAGCCCGTGCTTATTGTCTCCCAGAGCAAAAAGCGTAGCTTCTTCTATGGTTCCTTGCTTAACATCGGCATCGATTGTTTCGTTGCCAATCTTTTGAGTTGCAAAGTAGCGGTGAAATCCTGACGCAAGCCAATAGCTTGAGCCGTCAAAGAATACGGTGATTGGAGGAAACACTTCTCCGTCCATCATCTGTGCCGCGTATTCGTCTACTTTGTCTTGATTTAATTGTTTGCGGATTTGAGTCCCGCCATCAATACGAATGTCTGATACGTTAAGTTTTTTCACTTTCTCTCCTAGCAGTTGGACTTCTTAGTATAACAAAGTTGTAACGCGGTTTCTACAATTTTCTACATAGCGCGGTAAGTAACATTGCGCGATGTTGAGATATGAAGCATGATGCTGATTGGTGAACGCACTCCAGCCTCCCAGAGTGCGCCTTTAACTGTATGCTTATTGGAGCCACAGCACTCGCCAGACTTTCGTAGAATCGGATCTAAGCTTCGCCACCGATTTGTGCGCTGTTACATCTACTATCCCCCAGTTGCGCTTGTATCTATATCGCTGATGTTTTTAGCCGTCCGATATAAACCACCGCTAGGAGTAACTCCTCTTTTGAAGAGGACACAATACACACCATCTGATGGTATGAATAAAACTCTAATTGTGAAGTAGGGAAATTTCTTTCGCTACTTGGTTACTCCTAGCAGTTCCGTTAGATTAAATCAGAACAAAATTATTTGCAACAGAAATTTAATAAAGGAAAACCCCTAGTTTTTTAGGCTAGGGGTTTTGGGGATCGTGGATCCGTGGGCTTGCTTTGCACAAGTCAACTGCTAGGCTAACCAAGTGCGTGTCAGATTGGGCAATCGACCTACTAAATATACCACCAGAAGTCAAGAAAAGTCAAGATGTAGTATTAATGTGGTTATTTTCAAACAACCAACCTATGGTGGCGCGGTGAGCTTCTTCCCACATTTCTACCCTTTGTGCTTTTGATAGGTTCTTGCCTTGATCGAGTTCCGCGTGGCAAGTAAAGCAGAGGCTCGCGACTCGGTAATCATGGCACTTAATTCCTCGGCCTTTACCGTCTCGAAGCTGGTTACTGTGCGCTGCAACCACCGTTCCATCGTCTCTTCCACAATGCTGACAGGGGGATTGTCTAAGGATTTCAAGTAGTTTCCTATTCCTATACATTAACAGCGACCATCTATGTCTTCATCATCTTTATTAAAACGAACACTTTTGGATATATTGTGGTTTAGAAGCGCGGAATAGGCCATTTGATAGGCATCGCGCTCTTTTTCCACAACCAATATCCTACCATTAAGACGGTCTATCTCATTTTGTTGGATACGGATCTGCTTACGAAGGTAATCATCGGCCTCTTCCCGATCATCGGTAGTAAATGTAGTCATTTCTCTTGTGCCTTTCCCATTGGTTCAATTGTTATTGTTCCCCAT